TTCTTGTACCCATTCTGCCTCGATACGTCCAAACTCCAACCAACCGGATCCCTCAACTTCAGTAGACTCGATTCCGCGAGACTTGTTAACGATACCGCGAACTCCGACGACGATATCTATGCCGTCAACTATAACATCCTCCGTATCGAAAATGGTATGGGTGGTTTGATGTATTCCAACTAAGCAATTTAATTTAGCCACTTATTATAAATGTTTTGGCAATTAGTGTTTCTCCTAGCTTTCGTTTTTATTTTAACGTATGATCCAAAATCGGGTACGCTAAACCACTTGGTAAGTGACCAAAAACCACCTCCACAAAACGCGGAGTGTAAAGAAGGTCATTACCAGGAAATTCAGTTTGCCCAAATGGGATACGAGTGTCCACAGGAAAAAAGAACGCACATGGGTGCGATTATAAGAACTTAAAAACTTAGCTCGTATTTTATATATAATGTTTACATTCGACCGCGATACCGCTACTATAGTTGCCGTGCTCATGTGTATTGTTGCCACAGTATACATGTACAGAGAACTTAATAAAACAAAAACCGAAATGGAAGGTGTCAAGGGATTTTACGGAAATCTCATGGCACACTTATCCAGACCACGCACACCAAAAAATTTATCCGAAGATCAACCACAAAATGAGGAGATTTTAGAAACCCAAGATGACAAATCCGAAGAAGAATCTTCAGAATAATCATCTTATTCAATTATAACTTGCTAATGAGCAATGAAGAAATACAAAGCAATAGCTATACCAGTTACATTTATAGGTGATAAACCACGTTTTCTCACCGTCCGGGATCGAAGGTTCAAAGATTGGATTTTCGTCACCGGAGGGTGCAGGCGAAGAGAAATACCAAATCCATTAAGAACGGCTTTGAGAGAACTCGAAGAAGAAACCAGAGGTGTTATTTCCCTGAAAAGAGGGGAATACACGGATTTTAAATTTACAGTAAAAGAAGCTCCGGGTATTGAATTAGAATACAACGTATTCATATTTTTCGTAAACTATACCATACAGGACCAAGTTGAACTCATACGAAAATTCAACGAAGAAAAACAAAAAATGAACCTTCGCAAGGTTCAAAAACAACCTATCAAAAGAACACACGACGAAAACGATTTTATGAATTTCGAAACACTCGCGGAGTTTAGTACCAAAAAACAATGGGATCGCATAGTTAAAAACGTACTAAACAACCCAGAGTTTTACGCGTGTGTGACTTCTCTCGATAGAAAAACCTTCTCTATTAAATAATGAAGTCTAAAACCTACATTTTATCCCAAATACGCGACCTTCTCATTGAAAGACACGCATATACTCCAGAACGCGCAGATCGTTATTTGGAATTACACAGGGAAGATAAAGTCTACGAGCTCCTCGTTCTAAAAAAATCTTTAACAGAAGAACAGGAGTTTCCAGAAGTATCGTATAGACGATCCATTTGGCATCACGAATACGATGATGAATAAGGAACATAAAAAATTAAAACGTAAGATTGGTAAGTAAACATGTTTAAACTTTGGTGTAAAAACCAAGGTTTTGCACATAGCTCCGATCTATCACATGTGCTCATGGACGGTGGCGTCCTTTCTGTGCCATTTGATAGATTGAATGAATTTTATACTAAATGTGTAGAAGCATACAATTCCGGTGAACAAATATTTATTGTCGAACAAAAAACCGAAAACTATAACTTTTTCATGGACCTCGATTATAAGGACGACGATGAACTAACCTTAGATCAAATTAAGGATATATGTAAAGTCATATGTGATAAAGTTTCCAAATTCGGGGGTAAAGACGCTTTAGTATCCGTCGCCGAACCAAAACCAATTGGTCACTTCATTAAAACCGGAATACACATCAATTGGCACGGGTTCGTAGTGAACAGATCGTCGGCTTTGGCTCTAAGGGAACACGTCATAAACACACTAAACTTAGCGTACGGATCGCGCGATTGGAAAGATATTGTTGATATTTCAGTCTATGGAAACTCTTCGCGTAATACAAAGGGAAGTGGATTTCGTATGCCGTGGTCACACAAAAAAGCAAAACACGAAGCATGTTCTGGTCAGGGATGCGACGCGTGCAATAATTCAGGTAAAGAAACACAGAGTGAATATTTACCCATTTTTGTATATAAACACGGACCTTTGTCAATGTTACAGAAAACAGATCAAAAACCCTCTGTTGATATGTTACACATGGCAACTTTACGTACACAGAGTACAGATCCAGTTACAGTAGAAGGAACTACAAGGAAAAATGAAGGCTCTTTTACGAATATACAAACTAAAAATGAATTTAAAAATCAAGAAGCTCTTCTACTCGTAGAAACTTTTGTAAGAAAACATCTCGAAGGACAGAGTACTGCATCCGTTACAAAAATGTTCAAACACAAAAATCAATTTCTTGTTTCAACAACATCTAAGTATTGTGAAAATTTACGGCGCGCACACAGTTCAAACCACGTATGGTTTCATATAATAGGTGATACCATAGCTCAAAAATGTTTTTGTAATTGTGAAACCATGAAAGGCCGTTTTTACGGGTTTTGTAAAGATTTTTCAGGAAGACGACACCAATTACCCAAAAAGATAACGGACGTTCTCTACGAGGATGGTAAAGTTCAGGCGTATGTACCCAAAAAGAAAAGTCCGGAGACAAGTCAAGTACACAACCCGGATGAACTTATCGAAAAGTTTATAAAAAAGTATGTTGTACAAAAAGAAACATTTCATATCGATTCTATCAAAAAAGTGGGTGTTAAGAAATACACCGTAAACACGAACCACGAGTGTAATACGTGTAAAGAAATCGTATCTTTTAACATTATAAAAAATCAAATACAACAAACGTGTAAGTGTAATTGTCGTGCACATATTCTCACAGATAAAATTGTACGTACTTTATAGAATGTTGGCTGTATTACTAGTTGTTTTTATGGTATATTTAGCATCGTCTTTAATTAAAAAAGATACAGGAACCGACCATATAACCGAACTCATACGCAAAACCCTCCCTTATTCAGGATTAAACCAAGTTTTATACAGGGAATTCTTAGCAAATATGAACATGGCTATAGAATATAAGACACACGTAGAAATTTCAGAAAAGTTACTCGACCGCGCACTCAAAAATTTACGCGAACTCGCTCTTTACACGGTTTCGAGTGATACGAGCGTTATAGAAGAAATAGATACGTTGGCAAACCAAATAAACGCCGAATTTGAACTCGTTTTAATAAATGAAACTCTTAATAAAAAATAACGTATTTAAAAGAATAGTCATATACATTAATTATAATGACAATAAATCAAGGAACACGCACGCGTTCTGGACGCATTTCCAAAGTTCCGGAACGTTTAGATCCAATCGAAGATATACCAGAAGACGATTACTCAGACGACGATTACGAAACCGAATCTGATATCGATAGTGAAGATGATGTAGATCTTCTCGAAACAGACGACGAAGACGATTTCGAAGATGACGATAGCGATGTGGATGAAAATGGCAATTTGAAAGGATTTGTTGTTGACGACGACGAAGATGAAGATGAGGAATAATAAGCTTAAAAAAATAGTTTTATTTTTTATAAATGGAAGCTGAAGTTGGTACTCCCATAGAATATAATCCAGACGAATTCGTAAAAGACCAAAAAGAAGAAGAGCCGGAAAATAACGATCAGTATTATTTTCCGCCTCCGCAAAACCATTATTACGATCAACCACCTTTACCGGAAAAAGTTGATATATTTTCAAATTTAGATAAAACGGGGTACATTATTATTTTTGTTGCATTTTTATTAGGATTTTTCATGGGTAAAACCATGCAACCCGTTATTCTTCGACCTGGATAGGTTTACCGCGTATCCATAAGTGTTCGGACGACGTTTGTTGCCCTTCAAAATCACCGATTGGACCAAGTTTAGGTTCTGTAAAATATGCGCGACTCACAACGAGTGGGTCCTTTAGTATATCCTTTGCGACATCGGACGCACTCACGTTTTCTGTACCTGATTTACTTTTTCGATCTTCGTATAATCGTAAAAATAAACCAAACATGAATAGAACAATAAGAATGGTGATTATGTTCAATATAATACTCAACATACTTACATTTATATAACAAAATTAATTAATTATTTAGATTCTACTTCTTCACCTTCCTCAACTTCACCTTCACCTTTCGTATCCTGGGCTTCCGTGGAATCTTCCTTTGCTTCGGATTCACGTTTCTTCCTTCTTTCTTCAATTTCTTCAGCGACAATCGCGTCCGCTTCTTTAACAAGTTCTTCCATTGGCGTATCTGGTTTCTCTTTTTGAAGGCGCTCAAGCACTTCAGCTGGGTGACTAATTGGTGGTTCATCGGGTTTCGTATAATACTTTGAGTTTTCATCACCCGGTTTAATGAACGTATTGGTTCCATTTTCCATCATGTCACGTTTACGTTCAGCAAACATCTTTGCGGCCAAGGCCTGATTTTCTTTGTATCCCGTCATGAGTTCCTCGAGCTTTTCGTTCGTATAGTGAACGTCCTCGATCTTCGCCGGGTCTGGAGGAATTAACAGCCATTTATACATGTCGACAACATAAATATCAAACGTCGCATCTTCTTTTTGAAGACGCTTCGCGTGTGAAGCCGCTTCATCACGAGTCGCAAATGTACCCCTAATTTTAATACCAAACTTATCGTTTTTTTGTGGTGCTTCCGGTCCTACAATGGAAAGACACGCGTAAAGTTGACCAGGAACGGTTGTGTAATCTTGTTCGAGAGACATTATTTATATTCTAAGTATGCTTAAAAACTTTAAGTCTATTATACATAACAATGCACGAGTTCTGGAATAAACAACCTGTTCCTCAAGATAAAGTTGTTTATGAAAAAGATGGTGAAATAGATTCATCTAGAAAACTTAGGTACGAAAAAAACCCTTTACCCGAAGGGTACGAATGGAGTTCGTGTACTGTAGACGAACTCTACGAATTTCTTAAAGAAAACTATATTCGCGACGAATTTTTTGAGTTTCACTATTCGAAAGAACTCATCGAATGGGCAACACAACCACCGGATCATATAAAAGAGTGTAATATAACTATACGTAAATCGGATACAGGAGAAATCGTCGTTTTCAATTCAGGGGTACCCGTGAACGTTCGTATCAACGAAAAAAATATTAAAATGTTACAAGCAAACTTTCTATGCGTATCCAAAAATATCAGGGATGTAAAGTTTACACCCACTATTATTTCCGAACAAGTTCGGCGTATGAATATAAATAACATATGGTCAGGTATATCTACCATTGTTAAACGAATACCTACACCCATCGCTAAAGTCAAATATTGGCACAGACTCATAAACGTCAAGAAACTAAACCGAGTAGGGTTTTCCAACGCACGGGAACAGGCGTACCGTATTTTAGGTACATCGCAGTTTAGGGAAATGACCGAACGCGATATACCTCGCGTCACGAAAATGTTACGCGATCATTTAAACCAGTTTAAACTTTCACTCGACATAGACGAATCGTACGTCAAACACTGGATTCTCCCTCGTAAAGATACCGTATATACGTACCTAAACGACGAAAAAGATCAATTTGCCACGTTTTATAGTTTGGATTACATACACAAACCAAGTGGTGAAACCATAAAACAGGCGTACACGTTTTACAACGTTGGGAACTGTTTAAAAGATGCCGTAATCATGGCACGTAATCGAGGTTTTGACGTTTACAATTGTCTAAACGTAGGCGTAGACGAAGAAGAACTTCGCAAACACAAGTTCATGGAAGGTACGGGACACAATCACTATTACCTTTGGAATTGGAAAATAAGTGAAGAAATACAACCTAAGAATATCGGGTTTGTTATTATTTAAAACACGAAGTTAATTAAAAATGGTACCCGAATCTTACATTAAAAAGAACGACGAAATCAAGGCGGTTCGCGAATTAGAAGATCATTTAAACAGGGACGTGGTCGATATTATTATAAAAAAAATAGAAAAATCAAACAGACTTGAATACGAAAACGAGTGTATAAAACATAAAAATTTTGCATCATGTACAAAATGGTTTAATATATTCAAAAATACATATTGGGGCATTTTTCCTATTAGAGGGGGTAGACAATTACCAGATTCGGAAATTATACTAAACCGTAATACCTTTGGTAATACTATGAAATCTGGTCGAAACCGTAGTGATTTCGAATATGATGAAAATTATTACGAACAACGTGCATATGGGATGGACCACAGAGAAGAATATATAGGTAAAGATGGTATAAAGTATCAAGTGTGTTCTCAATACCCGTATAATTTGATATTGAACGAAGACCAAATGAAATTGGAAGGATGGACAAAAATAGATCCATTATATCAAATCGGACAAGATACTTACATAAGAGAATTTGACAAGGATAAAATCAGGTGTAAACAAAAATTACGAAAATTGTACGAGGAAAAAAAGATGTATATGAAAAATGATACTTATTATGTTAAAAAATTGAAAAAAACAAATAAAAAAATCGAAGAATTGGAGGAATCATTGGGATACGTTTACGAACAAATATCGAAAAGTTTCTGAAAACAGTTCAAAATATTGTTATTTGTGAAGATAAAAGGGAACCTTAGTGAAGTAACTCCATTTAAAAAAGAAGAACGTCTATATAAATAAATGGAGGAGATACGCAAGTACCATAACGAGGCCAAGCGTCTCCTCATCCAATCGGCTACCCGCGAAGGCGACAGTATTTTGGATGTAGGATGTGGTTTCGGTGGCGATCTTCAAAAGTGGCGACACGTCGGGGCAAACATAAGCATGTGTGAACCCAACCCCGAATCACTCAAGGAGGCTAAGTCGCGCGCTAAGAACATGAAAATACGCGTCAACTTTTACGAGGGTGATATATTCGCGTGTCCCCAAAGAAAATACGACGTCGTATGTTATAACTTTGCGTTACACTACATTTTCGAAACGAAACAGTTATTCGAAACGTCACTCTTAGCCATCAAGAATAGAATTAAACCCGGGGGTCGGTTCATAGGAATAGTACCGAATTCCGATAAGATTATCATGAAAACACCCGTAAGAGACGATCTCGGGAACTACTTTTTAACGAAAGAAACGAGTTCGGGGAACTTTGGCGAAAAGTTATACGTCCACTTAGCCGATACACCGTATTATGCCGACGGACCAAAGGTTGAGCCCATTGCACACAAAGACATGTTATTTACACGCATGGAAGATTTGGGGTTTACTTTAACACTATGGGAAGATCTTAAAGGAAACCCGGTTTCGGATCTGTATAGTAAATTTTGTTTCGTGTTTAGGAAATGATTAGTTTCTATTAGTACGTCTACTCTGAGCAGCATTACCCGCTTTTTTTCGTATCGTGTTCGGTGAGTTTGGCTTGTTTGGTGTTTTTGGCTTGTTTGGTGTTTTTGGCTTGTTTGGTGTTTTTGGCTTGTTTGGTGTTTTTGGTTTTACAAACTTGACGAACGTTAAATTTCTTCTAAATAATGGTTGTCGTGTAAATGGATTTGAAACGATTTTTGTGTTTGGACTAAGACTGTATAAAGTCTTAATATTAGTGATATTAGTAGATGGGTTTTTCGTTTTTATCCAGTTTAGAAGTGATTTTTCAGTTAAGTACTTATTGTATCCGAGGTTTAAGGCATTATTACCGACACTGAAATTATACCCAGATATAGGATCGTTACGTTTAGTGTTTAGGGGTACGTTTTTTCTTGGAATTAGAATTTTAGTACTTGAATTCTTAAAAATTTTTAAACCGCTACGATAAAGACTACTGTTTATATATTTAAGGTTTGGGTTATTTTCCAAATAAAGATACTCTAACTTTTTAAGGTTACCGATTGATTCTGGTAACGATGTTAAATTATTACGTCTCAAAGAAAGATACTCTAACTTTTTAAGGTTACCGATTGATTCTGGTAAAGATGTTAATTTATTATACCCCAAATAAAGATACTTTAAGTTTTTAAGGTTACCGATTGATTCTGGTAAAGATGTTAACTTATTATCGCCCAAACCAAGATCATTTAAGTTTGTAAGTTTACCGATTGATTCTGGTAAAGATGTTAATTTATTATACCCCAAATAAAGATACTTTAAGTTTGTAAGTTTACCGATTTGTGGTGGTAACTGTTCTAATTTATTATTAGCCAAAAAAAGTGTCTCTAAGTTTTTAAGGTTACTGATTTCTGGTGGTAAAGATGTTAAATTATTAACACTCAAATTAAGTTCTCGAATATCTAATCTAGTGACACCTAGTGCCCTGAGAGAATTGGGGACGTTACTGTTACTACTCATATACCTTTACCTGTTATTATTATTTCTATTAGTACGTCTACTCTGAGCAGCGTTACCCGTTTTTTGCTTTTTAGTAGGTGGTTTGTTGTTATTATTTCTATTAGTACGTCTACTCTGAGCGGCGTTACCCGTTTTTTGCTTTTTAGTAGGTGGTTTGTTGTTATTTATTTTAGTCTTGTTTAATTTGTTTGTTATGTTATTTATTTTAGTCTTCGAGAGACTGTTTGGTGATTTTGGTTTTACAAACTTGACGAACGTTAAGTTTTTTCTAAATAATGGTTGTTGTGTAAATGGATCTGAAACGATTTTTGTGTTTGGACTAAGACTGTATAAAGTCTTAATATTAGTGATATTAGTAGATGGGTTTTTCGTTTTTATCCAGTTTAGAAGTGATTTTTCAGTTAAGTACTTATTGTATCCGAGGTTTAAGGCATTATTACCGACACTGAAATTATACCCAGATATAGGATCGTTACGTTTAGTGTTTAGGGGTACGTTTTTTCTTATTATTTGAATCGGTGGATAAAGTTTAGTACTAAAATTCTTTGTAATAACTAAACCTTCGCGATAAAGACTCCTGTTTATATATTTAAGGTTTGGGTTATTTTCCAATTTAAGTTCATCTAACTTTTTAAGGTTACCGATTGATTCTGGTAAAGATGTTAATTTATTATTAGTCAAATCAAGTTCCATTAATTTTGTAAGGTTACCGATTTGTGATGGTAAAGATGTTAAGTTATTATCATTTAATCTAAGTACCATTAATTTTGTAAGGTTACCTATTGATTCTGGTAAAGATGTTAATTTACTATGATACAAACTAAGGTACTCTAATTTTTTAAGGTTACCTATTGATTCTGGTAAAGATGTTAAGTTATTATAACTCAAATTAAGTTCCTTTAAGTTTTTAAGGTTACCGATTTCTGGTGGTAAAGATGTTAAGTTATTATAATACAAATCAACTCTCTTTAAGTTTTTAAGGTTACCTATTGATTCTGGTAAAGATGTTAATTTATTCTCACACAAAGAAAGATACTCTAACTCTTTAAGGTTACCTATTGATTCTGGTAAAGATGTTAATCTATTATTACTCAAATCAACTCTCTTTAAGTTTTTAAGGTTAACGATTTCTGGTGGTAAAGATGTTAAGTTATTATACCACAAATCAAGATTATTTAAGTTTTTAAGGTTACCGATTTCTGGTGGTAAAGATGTTAAATTATTACGATCCAATCTAAGTTCCTTTAATTTTTTAAGTTTACCGATTTCTGGTGGTAAAGATGTTAATCTATTCCTACTCAAATCAAGAATTACAATGTCTAATCTTCTGACACCGAGTGCCCTGAGAGAATTGGGGACGTTATTGTTATTACTCATATACCTTTACCCAATTTTTTTTTGTTCCTCTATGGTAAGTAAGTAATATAGGATGTTACTCGTAATACTCCTCGTACTAATAAACGCGTTTTTGTTTATCAATACACGCGAACCCGAAAAACTCACAGAGGTTCGCGAAAAGTATAGAATACTCAGGGAACACATAGAAAAAACCAATAACGAAGATTTCAAAATGTTGTGTAAAGAAATTCCGATCACCGCGCATCACCGGTTAAACGGGTCTATTGGGTATAACGTGAATAAGGGTAACGATATAGGTATATGTATAGACGGTGAACCTAACGAAATATTTCACGTACTTTTACACGAACTCGCGCACTGTACCGTCGTCGAGTATTCACATAGTAAAGAGTTTTGGGATAAGTTCGATAAACTTAGATCGATATGCGTTTCTATTGGAATCTACCAGGAAATACCACAACGAACCGAATTCTGTGGTAAACATATTCAGGATAAATAAATAATATTTATTATTAATAAAATGGAATCAGTCTCCGATTTAATGAAAATGTATGTTTTGCTTAACTGTTTACTCGCAACAATAAGTGCGCCTCTTTTAACGAATAATCAGTGGGTAAACATGGGTTTGCTCGTCGTTATACTACCATCAATTTTGTGTGCGTTACCGAGAGGCGGTAATCTATTTGGACGTTTAGCTCTAGACGCACCATTCTTAGTAGTTTCAACTTTAGTAGGTATGGGTATAGTTGCGGGTATTTCTCAAATAAACGAACGCATCGAAAAAGATTTTAAAGATTACGGTAAAACTACGAAGAGTACTGGTACTGTTCTAGGACTTCGCGCAGTTGGATTACTGTTCGGATTTCTCATTTCGTACTTCTTATTCGGAAAGAGAATGTATAAACACTATAATGCTATTTAAGCGTATCTTCTTGCTATATAAAAAGCAATAGCCGCGACTAAACCAGTTGAGGCTAAACCAACGGCACTTCGGTGTCCTTGGTCGTTCAAAAACGATGGGACGAAGTTTGCAAGTTTTTCCTGAACTGGCTTACTAATTGCCGCCGCAGCACACACCGCAACGATGAGTGCTTCGAACTGGTCGTCAGTAAGGTTGAATGGATTTTTAGATTCCGCTTGTTTCTTTTCTTGGGTTTGTTGCGTAACCGGTTGTTGTGCCATCATCATCGGCGTTTGCATTTGCATTTGCGTCATGCGTGGGTCTTGAGACATCATTGGTGGTTCCAGTGGGTCTTCAGCGTGTCCCATAACATCTGAAATTGGAGTCGAGTCCATCGTTTGTTTATTTTCAATATTTTTTTCGGGTGGATTATTCGGCACAAAGTGTGTCGACTGATTATTATTTAACGATACCATACCGTCACCAGTGTCAGATAAATTCATAGTTCTAACGTCCGTCATTTATGTAGTCATAGGTTTTTGAGATATGTCATTGACGCATTATTCGCCTGAGTGTAAAACATATCTCGGGTACATACCCAAAAATGTATTTAAAACCCTAGGTAAAACATCCTTTTTTTCACATTCGGGTATAGAATCGTTAAAATATATACGTTTGGAATCGTGGCATACATTTATGTACATATAGTAACCACCACCTGATGAAAGTTCGTTAAATTTTGCGTATGGATAGACCATTCTCGAACTGCATATTCTTCTGATAAAGTTCATTATTTATTATATTACTTTGTTTTTGTAATTTTAAGCTTTGTTTTCTTTGTTGCATTTTTAGCATCTGCTTCCTTTTGATCTAAATATTTGGGATTGTACATCTTTTTATGAAGTTTCCATAGATCAGGGCTACCAACTTTAAAATTTTTCCTAAGTGTGGCTTTGTACCAGAATACACAATCCTCTATTTTATTACTCTTCGACGTATTATCTAACACTAAACATTCGTAGTTTTCCGTACACGCATCCATAACTTTATTAAACATATCAAAACTCGGAAAAATACCAAAAAATGATTTATATATTTTTTCTCTATTCTGAATGATGTTTTCTCTCAAAACAAACACGTAATCGACGTTTGCCCTGAGTGCTGGTGGTAAATCCATGACGTATTGCATGGTAAGCATGAAAAATATGTTATAGTGTCGCCCGTTCATAAAACATTGGCGAATACACGTATCTTTCAAAAATTTACTATCGTACATACAGTCATCTAAAAGCATGAATGTACCGTTATTTCTACTTTTACCTTTTGTACCAACTAGTTTTCTCTGTCTCGAAATAACTCGCTCTATAGCATCTCTATCGTAATCACCGTATACGAATAAATCTGGTATAAATTCACCGTAAAAATGGTTACCTTCTTCCGTACCAGAAAGTACAACACCCGCTGGTATATGCTTTTTGTAATACATGATATCCTTGACCAATGTAGATTTACCCGTGTTACGTTTACCAATAAACACACACACCCGATCGTCTGTCATTTTTTCGGGTCTGAATTTCTTCAGTTGAAGGTTCATTCTACAGTACTGTCTCGTTTTATTTCATAAAATTTTACTCACGTAAAGTAAGAATGGCTGGTCGAATAAACCTTGCTGTCACGGGTATTCAGGACCAATGGCTTACTGGTGATCCCGAATTTTCGTATTTCCTGATGAATTTTAAACGACACACGAAATTTTCAATAGAGGCTATAGAAACACCGTTTGATGGTGATGTCGATTACGACGCAACCGTAGAGTGTCGTATTCCCAAAAATAAAGGGGATCTCGTACGAAGTATGATGCTTAAATTCACTTTACCACAACCATCCGGTACGGCATCGTCTGGATACGATATAAGATACAGGAAATCTATAGGTGCTCAAATCATAGAGTATGCAGACCTTTTGATTGGTGGTCAAACTATTGAACGTATAACGGGTGATTATATCTACATGTATGATCAAATACATAACAACAAAGATGATATAGACCAAACACTTTATTTCTTAACGGGGCATGATAATTATATAGCGGTTTCATACGATTGGGATTATAACGTCCTTTTACCGTTTTATTTTTTCAGACACCCAAGTTTAGCTATACCCGTATGTGCACTTACGAAACAACTCGTCGAAGTACGCATAAAGTTTAAGAAACTCGAAGACGTTGTTATTCAGTATAAAACCGATACGGATATCATCGATCCACCCACTGATGTTTCTTCTTCTATTAAAAAAGTATCACTCGTCACTGATTTCTTTTTCGTTACGGAAGATGAAAAGAACTTCTTACTTACCCGTCCTATAGAATATGTCATCACACAACTCCAAATGTCACAGTTTAAGTTTAAAGCAGGTGAAACTAAAAAAGCGGGTATGCTCAATTTTAAAAATCCTGTCAGGGAACTGTTCTTCTTGGCAGTGAGTGACGACGTTCATAAACTCAACCCAATAAAACACGTTACCATGAAATTTAACAATAACACGATAATAGACGCCGATAATTTAATGTTAAGTTACGAACAACCTTTGAAATATTATACGGGCGTTACCGAAAACAACTTTGGTGTGTATAGCTTTTCACTTAAACCTGAAACATATCATCCAACTGGACAGGTAAACATGAGTCGAATAGCTCATAATCTTATTGAAATTGAACTCGATTCACCAGACGCTAATTTTGGACACAAAGTATATGTATATGCAGTAAACTATAACGTGTTACGAATAAATAGCGGTCTCGGGGGTTTAAAATTTTAGTGCCTTATACTAGTAATGGCTGGACGTGTTCAGTTACAAACATCCGGACCACAGGACGCTTTTTTTACGGATAATCCAGAGTACACGTATTTTATAAAGAATTTTCAAAAACATACAAACTTTGCACCATTCTTTGTTGATTTAGATGTTGATGGTGAAATTGAATTTGGAAACACCATAAAGTGTACCATTCCCCAAAATCAAGGCGACCTTCTGAAAACCGTGAGTTTGAAAGTTGAATTAAGCGCTATAGATCAAAATTTAATTAACTCATTACACCAAAATACAACTGGTATAGGATACAACGAATCGATAGGTCACGCCATGATTGAATACGTCGAACTCGTCATAGGTGGTGAAGTTATACAACGCGTACCGAGTGATTTCTTAGCGATTTATTCGGATAACTACGTCACGCAGACGAAACAACATAATTTAGCCAAACTCGTGGGTAAACCACCTTTAGAGTTGTCAGGTACAGAAGCCATGACAACAACTATAGGGCATTATTTAGGAAACGCAACTTCAGATACTAAATATTTTATCGATATACCCTTTTACTTTTACAATAATCCTGAACTCGCGATACCACTCTGTGCCATAACACAACAAGAAATTGAAATTGTTATTAAATTAAGAGACGTCGATAAATGCATTCATTCGGTAAGATCAGATTCTTCATATGTTATGTATACAGGTCTCAAACCAAAAAACTTAATAAAAAGTGCTAAAATCACACTGGAAATGGTTTCTTTGGATGAAGAGGAAAAACAAAAGTTAAATAACCAGAAAATAGACTATATAATAACACAATTACAGGAAAATAATTTTCAAATTGAACAAAGTACAGACACGAATCCCGTAAGTTATAGTTATAAATTAAATCTAAAAAATCCTATAAAAGAACTCTATTTTTTAATACAAAGCAAAAGAAAAGGTGTCAATAGTTTTTTTACAACACCTTTTGACTATGATAATTCTAACCAAATACTAGATTCAATATATTTATCACACGAACATCTTAAAAGTGTAGAACTTAAACTTGACGATTTAGAAATATTAAACGACAAAACGGGTAGTATTATTAACTTACGCGCGGTACAAAGTGGTATACATCATTCAAGAACGCAATTGTTCAGAAGATACTACTCGTATAGTTTTGCACTCGAACCCGAACGGTGGTACCCTACAGGCCAAAGAAACTTTAGCTTAGTAAAAGAACAAATACTCAAAGTTACTATGAATAGCGAAGAAGAATCGGAAAGGGAACTTAGAGTTTTGGCACTTAGTTATAATATACTCCGTGTTGAAAACGGTATCGCTAAAACACTGTTTAATGCATAATGAATCAACAAGAAAAAGACGCAAACATAAACTTAATAGAACAAATACAGGAATCTGCTATTAACATTATCCAACCCGTATTCGAAAAGTCCATGATACTTGCAGCAGAATACGCAAAAGCGTGTGGACGTACTATTGTACTCGCAGAAGATATGGAATATGCCATGAAATATTGTGCCATGAACGAAGTTGGTAAGAAAATGGGATCACATTTCCCGGACATAGACGAAGAAGAATATTCAGATGAAGACGAATACATTGAATTTGAAGATGACGAAGACGTTCCTTTTACGCGATATTCAGGTAGAGAATACAAATTCGTTAAAATGAACATGGCATATGATAATTGGAATACATGGGAACCCAAAAATCCGTCAGAACGGATGTTAAAAAATGCCATAGATAGTAATGAACACATCAGATCCAGAGGGATGGACGACGACTTCTGAATATTTTAAAATATACGGTGATGAAAGTTCTAATTCCGAAACAGATACGGAATCGGATACGGAATCGGATATAGAATCTATAAATGTTGGTATGCTCAAGGGGTATCTAAAACCACAATACTACAAAAAGATTTTAGTCGAAGAAGAATTACTCCCAGATTAAAATCTCAGGATACTATATAAAAATGTCTACTGCTGCTGAAACTGTTACACTCGTCACGCGCGAACTCGAGTCGCAATCCCTGAACGCGATCGTCGCCGGTTTTTCATTCGCGGCCGCCCTTTCGTGGATGGATTTGGTAAGATGGTTGGTTAACCAAGTTGTAAAGGTTAACAAGAACGGCGGTATGAACTACACGCTCACTGCTTTGTTCACGACCCTCTTGTCTATCTTGGTCTACGTCGGTATCTCTCGTGTTTCCACGCGTGTCCAAAAGCCAGCGCAACCAATCTTCGCGGTTACTCGATAAGCTTTGGTTTTTTCATAACCAGTAATAAAAATAATCCGGTTGCGACTATCATGAATATAGATATAAACGCATCCCATCTATGCGGATCCTCTAATTCGGGGATACTCATAGGTGGTGGAAGAGAAAAGTCTCTTTCCAAATTAGTCACGTTCTCGAGTTTATCAGTAGAACACGTTACAGCAAGTTTAAGTATATGGTTCGCGTTTCTAAAATCATAGGGTATTAATCGGTTATTGCTACTATAATAAAACTGTACCCTTAAACTCGATATCGTTTTTTGTGACCCAGAATCAAAATTGTGTTCAACCGTATCATCGACACCCGAATAATTGATCACGTCACCGCACAAAAGTATACGTCCTGTATAAAAAGGTATTTCAGAAAACACGGTTTTGTTAAATTCGTCGGAGCCACTACTCAGTTTAACAATAATCGCATCCGCACCTTGTAAATTAATGCTCCCCGTTTCGAGCGTTGTTCCAGAGGAGGCTACGTTACTTGCTGGTAAACCTAAAATATCGTGTGGTGTCGTGTACCCACTCGAGCCAGTCGCGTACCCATTCGTACCCCCGTAAAACTCAAACGTAAAAGGTGCACTACCCGTAAACGTTATGGCATTCGTTTCCTTATCAAATATAGCAGATGTAATATCAGATGAAGCCGATACAATAGCTTGTGCCAAATCTTGACCACTATAGTTTCCTATTGGTATGGTGACTGGTGTACCATTTATATCAAACTGGTTATTTCTATCGTGTATGAGGTACTGACTATTGTGTATACGTGCAGAAATGAGCGATATTTTTGTCACGTCATAAATGGGATTTTTTAAGTGGACGACGTAATCACCTGGGTTTGGGTACAGAACAGGATCGCGTTCGCTACTGTCTATATCTAAGGTATGTACCTTCATTAAAATATATGAACAATATTTTAATGAGTGTATATCACGATTCAACAACTATTTATTTAATTACGAGAGACTGTGAACCAGTGGATTATTTGCGAGCTGTCTTTTAGCCACATCTAAGCTTGTACTCGATGCATTTGGATTATAGTGACCCTTGTATGCATTTAATTTATGGTAATCATTGTTTCTATATTGTTGCGTCCATGCACCATCCGCGGCGTTTACTCTTCCGTCAATTCGTGTTGTATCCGAACGAACACTCGTGACCATACCACCTTGGTTAAGAGCATCGGCGCGAACATTCATTCTCCCTGGACCAGCCATACGGTTCGCTTTACCACGACGGTCATCTGGTCTGAACCCATATTTCATGAGTTCTTCAACGGTGTGTTGCGTACCATACGTCCTCTTCTCACCAATTTTGCTCGCTGGTGAACTCAAATACCCACCAACAAAACTACTTATACCCGGTGCAGGTTGGTTATTGTACTGATACTGCTCCAAGTTACCATCCTTCTTGTTACGCGTCGGTTCTTGTGCGCGTGTAAGCGCAGAAACCGTCCTCTTTGCACTCGCGTACCCCAAAGTATCTGTACGTAACCCGGTTTCGGATCTATTCGTAGTTCTCTTCGTTCGCTCGTGTTCAGCTCTTGGTGTTCTACCACCCATACCTTGTGCTCTACCTGGTACTGGTGGAAGTCTACCTTGAAGAAAAGCGGTCTTTTCCGGTCTGTTGTGTGAAACTTCACCAATAATACCTCGTCGACCACCTTTGGAATCGTAAGCTGGACCAGATCTACCCGGCAAAGTTGTTAAACGGTATGCACCGACATTTTCTGGGTTAACACGGAACAGCTGTTGATGACCACCAAATGCAGGTACATCCGGACCAACACCTAAACCTGGACCAACGAGTTGTTTCTCAACTGGTGAAAGATTATTCATTCTACCCGCGTCGTACATTCGGTTTCGCATATCCAGTATTTCACCTCCGGAAGATCTACGTTGTGGTGCAATTTCAGCAAACGAACCCATTTCTTCCTTGGACGTATACGATGGTTCAACCAATGGTGATAAAGGACCTAAATAATCAGATTCTATGGTGATATCTCTGTTTGCAAATTCGGAAGAGACTTCCTGTTCTTGAATAGGGTTACCTTCTACTGTATACATTTCATTTGGACGACTTAATTTTCGACCAGCATAAACTAAACCGGCTATAGCCAATATTGAGATGGGATCAGCCATTCTTATTTCTTATTAAGATTTTTATTGAGGTATCTTTGCTGAAACAAACCATTTTGTGTTTCTGCTCGTGTACTCATGGGTTCGTATGTTTGTGTTCGAAGTGGAACTTTACATTCGACGTTTTGGAGTGGGTGGAAATTTCTTTCGTACGTTTTTGCCAAGACCTTGTTAAATCGGGACGTGGATTGGGGTCTGAGTTGATCGGAAGTTTCTATGTATTGCGCTGGTGCACCTTTACCCGCCATGTACGGCGCAGTTCCATACAACATCGTGTTTGGGCGACTTGAACCGTAATTCAGGGTACTGGGCTGGGGATACACAAAAACTTCTTCAGTTGCACACACGGGTGGAACCGCGTGATCTTGTACAACTTTCATGCCTGGTTGGAGTTGATACGCCATTTATTATTACAAAATATTTTGTTTAAGCAAATCGAGTATCTACTTTACTTTATTTAATTTATATGATTTAGTTTCTCACGTCCCCGTTTGGTGCTAAACCGGAAAAGGCTTCGAGTTGTACGCCTCTTGCATCTGGATCACATAATCTTGGGTCTTGTCTACACGTGTTTTGTCTCTTACCGTGAATAAACTCGTAATAAGGGGTATTACCAATAGAAGTATCTGGCATACTTATGAATTGTCTAGATAAGGCATTTTTCTGGTATTCTGGCATAGACGAACGAGAACGCGCTGGACCATAGTTTATACCTTCAGTTATGTAATCATTCACGGGCTTTCTCACGGTAGGGTAATAACACGATTGTGGCCTATCTGGTCTGTCTACGTAGTCTGACATGAGCACGTTACCCATTGGATTATCTCTCGTAGGAACGAGACACTCTTTACCAATGTTATTATATGCCGTAGTTGGTCTAATAGAATTATCCTTTACCATATTGGATTTTTCCATTATATAAAGAACACCGAGTGCAGTAGCACCCAAAACGAAAATACGAGGATCTCTGTTTATGAGATAGACTATACATGTCGCATAAATGATAAAACGTGCCGATGCATTAACACGTTCTGCTGAAGATTGTGTTTTTGACGGCCAAAATTCAAGGACTTTATCTGTACGAATCAATTGTTTTGGATCTTCAAACCAAGATGTCATTTATATATATTGACTTTATTTTTTCAACATACCACCTAACATGCCTTGCATGGTTTTCATGAGTGCACTTTCATCTAATTCCGAACCGTCGTCTTTCATTTTGTCTGCGCACTGTTTAGCTACATTTTCAATCATGGAAAGTGTGTCTTCTGGAATAGAACTGATAGTTGTACCGAGCATGTACAAAGTTTGAACATACTGCCAAATAGCATCTTTTGTGTTTTGTGAACACGAGGACCAGTGCTTTTCGAGATTTACATCTTTCATGAAATCCAAGTTTTTAGATTCGTTTATGAAAAAGGTATCGTCTTTAGCGGAAATTTTATCCGCGAACGGCGTAACGCTTGCCATAAATCCATCAACTACTAACCGGGGGTTCGTCTCTTTCATTAAATCGAAAGCCGATAAGCATTTCTTCAAGCCTTTTTCTTCTGGAAATGTCTTGTGTAATTCCACAAGAAATTGGCCCATCATTTCGTTAAATGCAGATACAGATGTCATTTTTATACTGTAAGTGTGTATTATATCTTTAAGTAAATAAAATTAAAAAGGTTCAGTTGATATAGTTTCCTTCTTACCTAAACCATTCGTAACAATAAAAAATACTAAAATTGCGTTGAGTGCGGCTGGTTTCGCGTATGCACTCACGGGAAGCTTACCTTCGTTATTTAATCTCGCTTTAAAGTGTATGTACCCAGCTGTTAGTAAAGCGGCAATTATACCGGCCCACGCGGGATCTCTCAAATAGTCTTCAAACTCCATTTATCTAATAGTAGCCAACTTTTTTTGCACGAGTTTCAGATGCGTCTGGAAACAAAACCCCTTCTTCCTCTCTTTCTTGTACTGGAGGTGGAGCGGTATTTATAGTCCTGAACTCGTTATCTAAAGGTGACGTTCGTGGTTGTTGTGGTTCTTCTCCCATTGGTTGTGGTTGTGGTTCTTCTTCCATTGGTTGTTGTGGTTCTTCTTCTCCCTCCATTGGCTGTTCGAACGGTTCTTCTGAAGTTTCTTCCATACCTTCTTCACCTTCTTCGAGAATGTCCGGATCTTCCGAATCGCCAACTTCGGCTTCACCTACATCCAAATCTTGACCTTCTTGTGTCTGAGACATATAAGTTTGTAAAATTTGTTGAACAGGTATGAGTTCCTTTATGGAAGTTTCTATACACGCGGAAAACCTTTCGTATAATTTATCATTTCTCGCGTGTTCGTTTTGGTTTTCGTGATAAATGTACGGATCCTGGTACAAATCTTTAGCGACGTTGTTATAACACGTCTGAATAAACACTTCGTTCGTGGGAAGTTTGAGTGAAATTTTCTTATTATCTTTGTTCAAACGAACAGCTGATAAAATTTTAACACAACTTACGAATACCGCGGCTAATAAGTCATTAAACCACGCACACCGATTCGTTATATTATCCGTGTGCTGTTTTGACATAGCATCACTCCAATTTGGAACTTCTTTTAAAAGTTTTTGATACATGACAAGAACTTTGCGACCTTTAGAAAGTTTATACGCTTCTTCGTATAAGTTCTCGAAGGTTTCAATCATGACTGGGCACATGAGTAAACACAATTGACCAACGTATTCGCGTCGCGCTTCTACTAATATATTTAATGGATCACTCATATTTGTGATTAATTGGGTTTTTTTATAAACTCGTATCACGCGTTTCGCCTGTATTTATTCGCGGCCTTTTTAAGGTTTACAAAAGATGGGAATTCTCCTAAATCTTCTGTATCTTCGTGCTGAACATTTTTAATAGATTTTTTGGGTTTCCATGAAATACAGAGTTCGTATTCACCTATTTGTTGTACAGTAAACCCACCTATTTCAAATTGACGTTTTATATACTGTAACGCCTTTACTCTGTTAAAGTGTGGGTGTCCCATGACAAACGAAGGAATCTGACAAAACAAGTATTTGTGTCCTAATTCAACGGATTGTCTTATCTTTTTTGATACCTGTTCGTATATTTTGACATACGTCTCTTTTTTTAATCGATTCCTTTTTTCAGTTATACGTGATATTTCATCAATACTGATCATTACATTTTATTGAGAACTTTTAAATACGAATTTTACCGTACATACTTTGTGGTTCTGGTATAACCTTTTCTATAAAATTTTTACTTTTTATGATATCTATTTCACTTTGTCTGACATTCGTGTAATCTTCAAACTCTCTTCCTTTTATAGACGTTTGATAAATACTTGGGTCCGATGGTGGACTGTAATCTATAGGCTGTGTCGCCAAACTTAAAACGGTCGCCTTGCCGTCAATAATTCGTATATCCGACGTAACAGCAAACCCTAAAG